AAATGAGTAAACAAAGAGGTAAACAAATGGCAGGCATCAACGCATTTAACCCTATCGATCTGTTCATTTGCGAAAAAGATCTGAGAGGTTTGCTTTACTCGTGTAATATCGCACAATATGTATTATGTCTAATTAGATATGCTGATTATAAACGACTTATGACACAGCCCAGACTGGTATTAACTTATTCAATAACAAATGTAATCAATACCCACCCCCACAGAGAAAAAACTTAGGTAGGCTAAGGGGTAAAATCCGCCCGCGTATATAGCGTAAGCCGTTCACATTTTTTCAACCTATTTTGAGCCGACCTTCTACGACGCTTTATTACTATTCAGTGTTCTGCCCTTTATACCGTGCACATCTAAAGTTTAACTTTAACATTACAAGGTAAGCAGCTGTTACTACTACTTACTGCTTTATATAACAAGCTTATAAGTACTACTGGAGCCACCTGTCAGATTCGAACTGACGACCGTTCGCTTACAAGGCGAGTGCTCTACCAACTGAGCTAAGGTGGCGAAATTCGTAGTTAGAATGTGGGATAGATGTCGTCGCTGCTTGTTTCCGGTGGTTCTTCATCAGGTATAAACTCTACCCCAAAGTCTGTTATAAGGTCTAGTTTAGCTATCTCCAAGCATCCTATAATCGTCTGTGAATTTAAATCAAACTCCTGCTGAAACTTGACTAACAAGCTATTAAGTTCGAATTGTAAAACATCAGTTTGATCGTTGTGATTCATAGTGAGGACACGCTATCACAGATTGTTACTACTTGTAAACCCTTTTGTTATAATCTTATTGAGACAAAGTTGAGACAACGCTACAGCCCTCTATCTTACAAGGGTTTTAACTTTTATAGTTGACAGGTTTCCTTCGGTGATTTTTCATTAAACTAATGATATTTAGATAGTCGTTATAAAGTATGTTAACATAACGTTAAACCGTAAGTAAGTAATAAGTAAAACAAAGTAAAGCTGTAGTAAGAGTACAGTATAGCTGTTACTGCTCCTACTTACTCTATTGAGGTTTCTACAGCGATTCGCTTCAAAACCTGTTTTAACGGAAGCTATTGCTACTTCTAACAAAAGTAATACTAACAAAGGTTTAAGGATAGGTGTATCTATAGATATAGATGTAACAATAAAGTAGCTATAAAGCTTTTACATACTTACACTAACTACAACAGCACCTGTAAAGATTTGTTATACTAAGACCAGATGTAAGCTGTTTTACCGCTAAAGCTTCTTTTGTGAAAGCTATCAGTAAAGGTATCTAACTCTTGTTGTAGTAGCTCCTGCTTACGGTCTATCATGTTTTGATTAACATCTGCTGCCATCTGTTGTACCCAATAAGCTACAGCTATAGACAAAGCATCTAATCGGTCATCATGGGTAAGGCTGTTCTTTTCTCTTGTTATCCTTGATAACTGGTAAAAGAGCATATACCTCGACTGTGACTCTATTGGATAAGCTTGCGCAGATTTAAAGTCTAAAGTTACAACAGAAGGATCAAACACAAGTCTGTGAGCATTCATAACAGGTTCAAGAACATCTACGATTCTAAGCTCCTTCTGTTTGTTATGTCTTACTTCTTCTATAGTACAAGGGTAAGTAGTACGAAACAGAGGTTTAATAAGTTCCATGAACATACCATCACCAAAGTTAGACTCTATAACAACTTGATTAACTTTGTTATGTTTAGCTATGCCTACTAATTGTTGTAAGGTTTGAGTATCGTAGCCTCCTTTTAAGCCTCCGGCATCTGGAACATACAGTGTACCGTTTAACATCTTTACTACAGCGTACCCTGTTTCATCTTTACCTCTACCGCTAGGGTCAATAGATAGAACAGAACCAGTATAAGGTATCATGTCTCCTATTGTTTTAAGAGGTCTGTGGTAGCGGTCAGAGCGTAATCCTACATTAGGTAAGTCTCTATCAGCAAAAGTAGGATCAGATGTCCACATCACCTTCTCAGGGGCTACATCTGTATCTACATCCATAACAATAAGGTCGTTAATCTTTAAGGGGTAGCGGTCAGCATCACTAAGCCTCGGGTTAAGCATGAACTGTAAAGCATACCCTGTCCTACCGTACGACATCTTTCGTTCTTCTAGGTCTAGGTCAGAGAACCTTAAAGGCTCTGTAGTTGTACCTTCTGTGTCTTCTGTGGTGTTATCGCTTATAAAGGGTGCTAGGTCGTCTCCGTAGTGATTAACGAGTGTAGACATCTGTGGATACTCAGAAGGCCATATACGAGCGTTGTAGCCTCTGTCACGCAGTTTGTTATAGATAGAGTCCTCACACTGCGGTGTACCTAGAAAGAGGATCCTAGAGCTGTCCAGTGGCTTTATAATAGCTTCAAACTCTTTTACTTGTTCATCTAGCTTGTCCCGCATACCTTGTGTAGCAGCGTTGTTAGGTACTTCTATGTCGTCTGCTACGATGATGTCAGCACGAGAACCGGTAAGCTGTGATGATATACCCAGTGATTTAACAGAGGGAGCGTGAGCAGCAGGAGCAGGGCCTACATCAAAAGCTATCTTAGAGAAGCGTTGGTTCTCAGTAGGTATAAGTCCTTGTAAGATAGGTATGTCATGTATGATCTTTAAAGTAAAGGTGGAGAAGTCATCCGCTCTGTTCTTACTGGCAGATACTACAAGTATGTTAAGAGCAGGATCTAGCAGTAGCTGATGTACTACATAGGCAGAACAGATCCAACTCTTACCTACACCACGAAACGCCATGATAACAGACCTCTTAGGGCCGTGTTGCATATAGTCAGCAAGGTCGTACTGTAAGGGTGTAGGATCAGGAAGGTTAAGATGCTTCCATATAATAAATAGAAAGTTCTTAAAGTTCCGTAGCTGTGGTGGTATCTCCTGTGGTTTTATCGGTGTCTTCTTCTTCATCGGTATGTAAAGTAAAAGAGCCGTCCCCGACTAATGCAGTGACGACTCCTTATTGGTGTATATGAAACAAAAGTTATTATTACTTGCGAATCTGCTGTTGTACTTCTGGTTCCTCTAAGAAAGGCAAAGCTTCCGATTTAAAATCATGCAGAGGAGTTCCTTCTTCAGACATACACTCAACACGATTATCTTTAAGGAACTTAATCACACAGTTAATCAATGCCGGGTTATATTCTTCAGTAGCCTTCATAAACTTCACAGCGTCCGTTAACAGATCAGCTGTTTGTCCGTGCATCTTCCCAAGCTCTTTGAATGACTTCATATATACGTTATTGTTATTATTTATCTCTCAGTAGCTGGTCGTGATCACCGAATCCGTTCATATTGTTTAAGATTCTAGTAATCCACGAATGTAAAAGAGCTGAGGTGCTGACACCCAAATCTGATGCGATGCCAGCGACCTCCCTCTTTTGTGAGCTAGTGAGACGAAAATTAATAGGTACTAATGTATCCTTCTTCTTTTTCGCACTCATTTGTATTAGCTATTATTTTATAAGTCTTACGCCATTGCAGCTGTAAAGTCAGCCAATGATCCAAGATTGTTTCCGTCTCCAAGAACAACGTCGTTTGCTTTAACGTCGATCAATGCAGCAGATGAATCGTCTCCACTGATGTCAGTAGAAGTAGCAGAAGCTGAGGTTTTGTAGAAAGCAAACTTGTCTTCACCTTCGTCGTATACAGCAGCGATGTTTCCGTCGTCGGAAGATCCACGCTCAATGATAAACCCAGCGTCGTTACCGTTGTTAGCACTTGAACCAGCTCCGTCATTGAGAAGCATGATAGCATCTTTAACTTGGGAGTTTGTTGTTTCAAGTGATGTTGTTGTACCTTGAACAGTTAAGTTACCGCTAAGGACAAGGTTTGTACCACTTACGTCTCCTGTGAAGGAAGCACCACTAAGGTTAGCTTTAGCTGTGTCGAGAGCAGATTCAGCAGCACGAGCAGTCGAAGCTTCAGCAGTAATGTTGGACTGAAGAGTCGTGTCAGCAGAAGATCTAGCAGTAGCTTCACCACTAACAGCAGCGATGCGAGCAGTTTCTTCAGCGTCGATATTGGACTGTAAAGTCGTATCAGCGGATTCCCTAGCGGATTCTTCGTCGTCTATTTTTGTTTGAAGCGTAGAGTCAGCGGATTGACGTGCTGATTCTTCGGAATCAATGTTGCTTTGGAGGGTCGTATCAGCACTGGCTCTTGTGGAAGCTTCACTTGTAATGTTGCTTTGCAGAGTTGTGTCAGCAGATGTACGAGCTGTTTCTTCGTCGTCTATGTTCGACTGAAGGGTAGAGTCGGCAGATGCACGAGTACTTGCTTCAGAAGAGATAGCGTCAGCGTTAGTTTTGATTTGTCCGTCGAGAGCTTCGTCAGCTCCAACCAATGTAGTTACCGAAGTAATGTAGTTAGTGGAGGAGTTAGCGGAGTACGATCCACCAGCAGCGAGTCCAGCACCAGTTTGAGTAGCGTCAAGTTCGGACTGAATAGCGGAGTCAGCGGATGTTCTGCTGCTTGCTTCTGTGTCAATGTTACCTTGTAAGGTAGAGTCAGCAGATGCTCGGCTTGAAGCTTCGCTTGTGATGTTGGATTGCAACGTTGTATCAGCACTTGCACGGGTCGAGGCTTCTGAATTGATGTTAGTTTGTAACGTCGCTTCAGCAGCTTCCGCACGTGATGTTTCAACGGCAATAGCACTCTTGGTCGACTGACCAATTTGATAGAATATAGATGATGTATCTGGCATATTATTAGTATTTAGTTAGTTAGTGATTATTATAATTCTTCCATAGGCTCCGTCCACTCTTCACCGGCTAAAACCTCAAGGATTTGAGAGTGGCTGTAAGTAGTCTTACCTAGTAAGAAAGGGGGCATAGCTCCTTCGTATTTAACGAATGTCTTATCACCTGCAACATTGTACCTAAGAGTAGATGCTGAGGTTTCAAGGACGTTATTAAAGTCAACGGATGAAACATCCGAAGCGTCAATGATTACATAGTTTCTGTTCATAATAGTATATGTTAGCTAGGGACGTCAGAGGAGAAGGTAGGGCCATTTACAAGAGTACCGTCGTTACTTCCACTTCCTTGGTCAGTGATCGTTGTACCTGTTCCGCTATCGTCGTCTCCCATTCTCCACCAATTTACAGGACTCAAAGATGAGATG